AAGCTACATTCACTCGTCTTCCTCAACGTGAAGAACTTCCTATCGAAGTTAACGAAACACTTATCGTCGAATTGTACTCCAAATAATACATACAGTTCTACGAATGCACAAAGCACAGTACTTATGCGTATAGGTACTGTGCTTTTTCTTTTAAAAATAGTTAAAATTTGTGTGCGTTGCTCAACCGTTGCACAACCTTTAACTAAATGATGACGGTATTTTATTTACTTCTTCTATGTACTGCTCAATCGTTTTATGGGTATACACATCTGCAGTAATGTCTTTACTTTGTGTGTGGCCAACGATAGCTTTTAGTACGTAACGATCCATTCCATAATTACTGGCCAAGGTTACAAACGTATGTCTAGTATCGTGTGGTAAGTGGTCAGATATACCGACTTCTTTACAAAATCGTTTTATTGGCTTTCCTAGGTACTTTGACGTGTACCTTTGAGGGATAAGTGTATCAGATTTAGAAACGCTCGCCTTGGCGTAAATTTCGCGATAAAAAGGCATAACACAGTCGGCAATAGGTATTAATCTATCCTTGCCGGCTTTTGTTTTTACACCACCAATGATATATCGTTCCTCCAGGTGCACGTTTTCAAGTTTTATGGATAGTAGCTCTATTGGTCGCATACCGGAGTAGATATACATTAATAGGAGCTTGGCTATATCCATGTGAGCATGTTCCCATATGGTTTGAATTTCAGCCTCTGTAAATGGCTTATGGATGTCTGACTTCTCGGCCGGTTTTAATTCTAGGAGTGCTGCATAGTTCTTAACGATGATATCGTTCTTAATGGCAGACTCAAAGGCGCCATTCAAGCCTTTTAATATAATAGCTATAGATGAGCGACTCAAATGGCTATTTTCATCAATTATAGCCTGTAGGTGCATGAGTTTAATTTCTTGTATAGGTTTATTCCAAATCGATGTTAACTTCGATTGTGCGGTCGAATATCCGCCTTTTTTGACGTCTATTCCTTTTCGTTCTTTGTCAGCTATCATCCAACGCCAGCATTCACTAAACAGTACCTTCTTCGTCTCGAACTTCTCTGGGTAGATACCATACTCTGATAAGGCGTCCCATGCTTCTTTTGATTTAGCATAATAGCCAATCGTCTTACGCTTACACTTTCCGGTCTCATCGTAGCCAATCGTTACGACTGCACGGTAAGGCTTGCGTAAGGGTTTATGTTTCATTTTGTAAACGGATCCAGAACCGTTGGCACGTTTCATGGCCATAATTTCATACACCTTCCTATGGTAATTCTTGCACGGAAGTAGTATAATATGTGTATAGGAAAAACTAAATACACCACCCCGTGCTATTTGGTTTTAAGCGGCGGCATCGTTTATTCGGTGTCGCTTTATTTTTTTTATTTAATTAGACTTAAATACTAAGTTATTTTCTTTATCAATGATATCCGCAATCTTTTCTGTAGTAATAGGGATTTCAATTTTATCGCCATTGCCGTTGATGAACTTAATTGTATATGGTGCGTTAAGCACTACATTTTTAGGGAAAGCGTAATACACGACCGCATAGCTATGAGGCATCGCGTCGTAAATAACAGGGCTCATCTGCTCAGGCATAATGTACTTGCCGTCTTTCTCAATAAGTAATCGCTGCGATGGCACTTGTTGAGCTACAGTACCGGCTATTGGATTCTTAAGGTGCATTGCGTAAGTGGCAATATATACATAGTCATTACTATTTACTACTGCACTCTTAAATGTTTCTCCAGGAAAGATTAGTCGCTCGTCTTTAGAGTAAGCAATATACTTTGCGATTGTGCCAGGTGTAACTAATACGGCAGCACCGCCTGCGCCGCTCCGGAGTTCAACACCATAATTGACAGGATTTTCTAATTTCCGATCAGACTTATAAGATTGGCCAACACTCCATATTTTGTTGTATGTATCCGAAGTTACATCAATAAACTGTGCGGCAAAAGAAGTACTTACAGATAGGCTGAGCAAAGCCATTAAAGGCAACAATTTACGTAATTTCATTTTTATATCTCCCTTAGTTATCAATGAAATGATGATAAAATTCTATGTGTTCTAATTCTTCCTCGTTTAAAGATGACCTCCGCACCATCTCCTCAACTAAATTAACATGATGCTCTAAATAAAAATCATCATTCACAATATGAATTAATTCATGTTTAATTTCCTCCCTCATGCGATCGTGAGGGAGGTTTTTATTTATATAGATATTATGGGTATCTATATCTTCACATTCCTCTGACACGGCCCCCGCATGTGGTAAGTCGCAATAAATCAAATTTACAACCAATATAACACTCTCCCTTGTGTATTATTTGTTTTTTAATTTTAAAAACTCAATATATTCAACAGCTTTTTCTAGATCCTCCTTACTTATATCTTTAGCGGCAGAGAAGAGCATACGAGCCCCTGGACGTGTGCGTAGGTATTCAGCAAAGTCTGCGGTATCAGGATTTGTGTAATACCCATCTTTATTTTGTTCTCCGATTTCGGCTAAATCGTCTGCAGTAATATTCAACCCTTTACATATTTTTATTACTTTATCTATAGATGCTCCTCCTACATTTTTAAGGATTGAATACAAAGTCGTATAAGGCATGTCGATTTTCTTAGCAAAATCTTTTAAGGTCCCTGAGTCCTCTATTATTAATTGTTTTAAATATTCTTCTCTTGTCATAATATGTACTCCTATTTATAACTATATCTATTATAGCGTAGATAATACGATATATCAATATATAAATACGAAATAAGATATTTAAATCAAAATTAAACGTATTTAAACGACATTTTATTAGACAAATTCGAAATAACGAATTACAATGTGTACATAAGGTGATACGAAATAACGAATTACCAATACGAAATATTCAAAAGGAGGTGTGAGGATGTACCCGAATCTTAACGCGGAAATGGCTCGACGAGGGTGGAACAAAAAGGTTCTATCTGAAAAGCTAGACGCAAGATACGCAACCATTGTCGATAAATTAAATGGCAAGTATCCACTTACATTAGATGAATGTAAAGCAATCAAAGATAAACTAGATACGAAGTTATCTATCGATGAGCTTTTTTTTACAAAGTAAATTCGAAATATCGTATTAAGAAAGGCAGACAGATGAAACAGAAAGAATTTGCAATAAGAATGTTCGGCGATGCAATCTCCGAGCGAATGAAAGAACTGGAAATGACAAAAACGGATTTGGCCCGTGCTGCTGAAATCTCACTACCGACTTTGCAACGTGCACTAGAAGGTAGATCAGTCCGGATGGATACTGTGGTAGCAATTTGTTACGCACTCGAAGTTAACGACGATAGAGATTTCTGGGAGACGGATTATTATAAGCCGGCGCTTGACCGCATATAGGTGAACAGATGCAAAAAGATTACTTACAAGTGGTTGCCCGTTTATGTTTATTGTTAATCACAATCGGGCTGATAATAGGTGTTTGTTTATTTCTCATTATGGTAACGGTAATCGCCGCTACAGTGTGGTAAAGGAGTACTTACTATGATCACAAAAACAATTGCTGTGAGCCAAATGGCCACAGTCCTCGGGTGGACATTAACTGCAGTCCGGGAATGCATTGCCCGAGACAAGTTCAAGTTCGCTCAATGCTGGAAGACCGAAGGAAAAAAGGGAAGAACCTTTTCTATAGATAAGGACGGATTTAGACACTACTTATCTAATACACTCGGATGGACGGACAGCAAAATCGATAAAGAGTTCAAGGAGGCACACATCGTATGAGTAAAGTCGTGATTTACGCAGTCAGAGTTATAGCAGCATTACTAGTTGTTGGTACTGTAGGTTCTATTGAAATAGACCGCATTGATATGTGGACTGGATTCTGCCAGGCAATGCTAGGCATTACGCTTTGGGCACTCACTAGTTACTGGATTGAGGAGCAATATGGCAAAAGATAAATTCTGCAAAGTATGCAATAAGAAAATCAAAAACCCATATACGAATTGGTCTTACTTAACCGGTGAGCCACGTATCGTGTGTGATAACTGTAAGGAAATACATCCAATCGTTAATAGATTCCGGATGCAGGCCAAGTTAACTCTTAAGCACGGATAAGGAGAATATTATGCCAAAAGTAAACATTACAAAATCAGCAGTTCGTGCCTTTATTCTAAGCGAATATCGGAAAAAGCACGAGCCTTTGAGAAACGCACGAAAAGAAGCGCTGCGGAGCGCCATAGAATCAAGTCATCTATTTATAGATTTTAAAAACATAATGGCCTCTGCGGAATCGGTTGCAAGTGCGTTAGAAAAAGCCGGATACGGATCAGAATTTAGACGAAATCTTGTCTCTTGTGATAAGGCGTTAAATCGTACAATAGGTAATTTGTATACGGCGGGGCTTGATAAACCTAGTGATGAGATTAAAGCATTATATGCAATCGCGAAACCGTATGATGAAAAACTCGAAAAGTTAGAGAACGCTTATCAATCGGCACGTAGTGTTATCGATAACGCACCAGGAGGTAAAGCAGCTGCCGATAATTTAAAATTGGCAGGACTTGATTTTTATGCGTGGCAAAATACTGACAAGGGAACAACATTAGATTTAAGCGCTTTGAAAGGCGGTGATTAAATTGCGAGACTGTACAACGTGCCCGAATAAAGATTATTGCATTCCTGATGAGTGCGAGCAATTAGGCACAAAAAAAAATGCCCTCACGCACGGCAATGCGTAAAGGGCACATAGAAGAATATCCATTTAAAGTATATCACATCGTTAAACCGAAAGGAAACAGAACAATGATCGAGTTAAAAATCACAGTAGATAAAGCAGTTGAATTAGAACAAGAAGTGAAAGACCTATATCAATCTATTGTAGGTACTTCAGTTAAAGAAGTAGAAAACTGGACAACTAATGACGTTAAGCCGGCTAAGAAGGAAGCCCCAAAAGTAGAAACTCCTGCTCCTAAAGCTGAACCGGTTAAAGAAGAAGCAACTGCTCCTAAGGAAGAAGAACCAGCTCCAACAGTGGAACCTGAAAAAGCAGTACCTAGCCTTGAAGCAACTCGTGAAGCAGTAAAAGACGTAATGGCAAAAGCTACTGATAAAACGAAAGCTAAAGGCGAATTCAAAGCCTTCTTAGATAGCATCGGCGCTGAAAAGGTAACATCTGCTACCGATGAACAACGTATTCAAATTATGGAATGGGTGAATAGTCGTGGCTAAGAAACACGCATTACTCGGTGCATCAAGTAGCGCCAGGTGGTTAGTATGTACTCCTTCAGCAAGACTAGAAGCGATGTTCCCTGATGAACAATCTCCGTATGCTGCAGAGGGTACTGTTGCGCACGACCTGGCGGAAGCAATTCTCCGGCATAAGCTTGAAGGCAAAAAAGCTCCTAAGCTAGATGACTACTCTACTGAAATGATAGAAGCGGTTAATCGGTATGTCGACATTTGCGAAGAGAAGGTAAACGAAGCGCGTGCTCGCTCCTCTGATGCGGAAGCCATGATTGAAGCACGGCTCGACTTCTCTAGATGGGTACCTGAAGGCTTCGGTACCGGCGATATGGTAATCGTAGCCGATGGCATCCTGGAAGTGATTGACCTGAAATATGGTAAAGGCGTTCCTGTTAGCGCCGTTGATAACACACAAATGCGACTATACGCGTTAGGTGCTTACGACGTTAACGAGTTCTTGTACGACATTAAAACAGTTCGTATGACGATCGTTCAACCAAGACTTGATAGTGTGTCTACCGACGAAATGGCGCTTGAAGAACTTATTGATTGGGGCGAAGATATCAAACCAATCGCACAACGTGCCTGGGATGGTATCGGCGAATGTACGCCTTGCGATTACTGTAACTTTTGTAAAGCACGGCACACATGCCGAGCACTGGCCAATACGTGCCTAGATACTTTCTACAAAAATGGCGGTAAGCTCAATCAACTACTTACTGACCGTGAAGTATCTGACATCCTAGCGATAAAAGATTTAATCACGAAGTGGATTAAAGGTGTTTACGACTTTGCATATGAGAAGGCATTATCGGGTGAAAAGCAATGGCCTGGATATAAATTAGTGGAAGGTACATCAAGACGTACTATCACAGACCCAGAAGCGGCAGCTCAGACTTTGCTTGATAACGGCTACAAGGAAGAAGATATATTCAAGCCTCGAGAACTCGAAGGTATCACAAATCTTCAAAAGGTTCTTGGTAAAAAGGGTGTTGCTGAATACCTAGAAGCATATATCGACAAGCCTGAAGGCAAGCCTACGTTAGTCCCTGAGTCTGATAAACGACCAGCAATCAATACCGTAGAATCTATGGCTAATGAATTTACAGACGAGGTGTAACATGCGCGTCGTGACTGTAAAAGCAATTGCCAAAGAGCTTCATGAGCGAGGGCACTACCTCGATGAGCTCTACCAAATTACTATTGCATATGCTACTAGCTTACACACTCGCTACTGCGTAGTTGACGCAAGGTGCGATGCAATAGAACTTCGATATCAAACAGAAGAAGAGTTGGGTCCTTATGAGTATCCCTGGTTAGAGGATGATGAGTGGAACCGGCTTGATGATGAACGTTCTGATATCGAAGATGAATTAGAAGAATTATTTAATACAGTAATAGGGTTCGAACATGACTGTAACCCATTTAAGAAATAAGGAGACCGTAACAATGGCTAAATTAACAACTGGTATCGTAAGACTTTCCTATGCAAACATCGCTCAACCTCGTAAAAACGACGACGGCAAAGCAAAATATAGCTCCCAAATTATTATTGATAAAACGGATAAGAAAACAATCAAAGCTTTTGAACGTGCGATTGAAGAACTTAAGGCTGATCCAAAAGCAGTAGCTAAGGTTGAAGGTAAAGCAGCATATCTTAAATTGAACTTGCGTGATGGCGATACAGATGAAGCAGTAGCAGACCAACCTGAAACATATGCTGGTAAATTCTTCATTAATGCGAATAGCGATAAACAACCTATCGTGTTTACTCGGGACAAAATCAAAATGGACCAGTTCGACATTGAAGAAGAAATTTACTCTGGCGTGTATGCGCAGGTAGCACTTTCTGTGTTCGCTTACAACTTCAACGGTAAGAAAGGCGTAGGCTTTGGTCTAAATGGTGTCCGTAAAGTTAAAGATGGTGACCGCCTCGGTGGCGTTCACGTATCTGCTAATGACTTCGGCGACGACGATTTAGGCGATATGGACGATGACGAATTCATCTAAGGAGGAAAATATGGAGCTCAGTATTGATGTGGAAACGTATTCTGACTGCCCTATTAAATATGGGGCCCAGCGATACGTTGATGATACAACATTTGAAATACTGCTCTTTGCCTACAGCTTCGATGACGAACCGGTCGAAGTAATTGATATGACAAAGGATCCACTACCCGAAAGGGTGGTGGACGCTTTGTATAACAAGGAAATTACAAAGACCGCATTCAACGCAGCATTCGAAATGCTTTGTCTAAAAAAGTACTTCCCTGATGCGGATTACACGAACTGGGAATGTACCTCTGTACTAGCGTTATACTGCAGTTTACCTGCGAGCCTCGACAATGTGTCTAAGGCTTTGAAATTAGGAGAAGCCAAAGACTCAAGAGGTAAACGACTTATCCAGTTCTTTTCTGTACCGCGTAAGCCTACTAAGACAAATCCTAAGACACGAAATATGCCGGAGGATGCACCTGAGAAATGGGCGGAATACATTGAGTATAACCGCCAGGACGTGGTAGTAGAAAAGGCAATTCGTAAACGCTTACTTTCGCTGAAACCACCGGCTATCGAGCACGAGTACTGGTTACTCGACCAAGATATCAACTGGCGAGGCGTGAAAGTAGATATGGAACTCGTCGATGCAGCGCTTGCTTGTAACGACGAAATTGTGGCGGAGGCTACCGAGTCATCCAAGATATTAACCGGATTAGAGAATCCGAACAGTACTATGCAACTTAAAGAGTGGCTAACATCAAGACTAGGATATGATCTAGAAACAATGAGAAAAGACGATGTATCAAACCTCTTAGCGCAGGATATCCCCTCTGATGTTCGCAAGGTACTGCAAAATAGACAGGTACTCGGTAACTCCTCCATCAAAAAATACTTGGCCATGAAAAACGCTGTATGCTCAGATGGTCGCATCCACGGCATGCTTCAGTTTTATGGGGCTATGCGTAGTGGACGATGGGCGGGCCGTGTAGTACAACTACAGAACCTCCCTCGTAACTACCTAGAAGATTTAGACACAGCTCGGGAAGTACTTAAAAGTAGAGACGTAGAAATGCTAGACCTACTATACGGAAACCCTGGTGATGTGATTAAGCAACTTATCCGTACTGCGCTTGTAGCAGAGGATGGGCACCGATTTATTGTAGCTGACTTTAGTGCTATTGAAGCCCGTGTTATCGCCTGGCTTGCTCACGAGCAGTGGCGCCAAGATGTATTCGCTCAAGGCGGAGATATCTATTGCGCTTCCGCATCAAGCATGTTCCACGTACCAGTTGAGAAACACGGTGTAAATGGGCACCTTCGCCAAAAAGGCAAGGTAGCTGAATTAGCACTCGGCTATGGTGGCGGTGTAGGAGCTATGAAAGCGATGGACACTAAAGGTGAGATTCCTGAAAGCGAACTCCCTGGAATCATCGAAGCATGGCGACAAGCTAGTCCGCGAATTACGAGATTTTGGAAAGATGCAGACAGCGCAGCAAAACAAGTCGTGAGAACAGGAGAACCAGTACGAATCAGACAAGGTAATATTAAATTCTTTAAATCGAAAGGCTTCCTGTTCATCGAATTACCGTCTGGACGAAGACTTGCCTATGCAAGACCTAGACTCGGGCTTAACAGATTCGGCAGTGAATCGATTGAGTATGACGGAATGGATCAGGTTAAGAATACATGGGGCAGAGTTGAAACCTATGGCGGAAAGCTCGTCGAAAACATTGTACAGGCAGTGGCAAGAGATTGCTTAGCAGCATCAATGCTACGGCTTTCTAAAGCAGGATACAAAATTGTAGCCCACATCCACGACGAAGTGGTTATCGAAGCGCCAATAGGCGAAGGCAGTTTAGAAGAAGTTATAGATATTATGTGTGAACCTGAACCCTGGAATGAAGGGCTCATATTAAACGCAGCAGGGTTTGAAAACCCTTACTATATGAAGGATTAGGAGGATAATTCTTATGGCACTTTCAAAACAACAAATTCAACAACAACGTGAAGCAATCGACGCTTTATATGAACTCGTAAAAGATGCACCAGCTAGTGAACGTAAAGACTCCGCTATGGCGTATTGTGAAGGCTGTATCGCTGCTTGTGATTTAGGTCTTAAAGTACTCAATGGTAAAAAGACCGAAGCACCTAAGACTGAAGAGCCTGTAGTTGAAGCTACTCCGGCGGCAGAAGAAAAGCCAAAACGTAAACGTACTACTAAAAAGAAAGAAGAACCTGTAGTAGAAGCTCCAGTAGTTGAGGAAACTCCTGAAGAAGATGATTTAGACGATTTGTTATAAGAGAAAGGATAGCGCCTTATGAAGGTCTTATTCAATCTACAAGTACAAAGGCTGTACGACCTAGTGCGGCGCAAACAAGTGAACACTTGGGCACCTGCTATACACTACCACGTGGATTGCGGCCAATCATTTGCCTGCTTGTGGCCATCAGTATCTTCTGGGATGGGCAAAATAGTAGACCCTTATATATCAACTGAGTTCTATTGCCCACAATGTGGAGAATTAATCCGTACTAGAGGCGTCGATGGTGATTGTGTAGCCGATGCCTCCGGTAACGATGATGTTCCTTTAGATATAGAACTATCGGTTATTGATCGGGGGACAATCCTTGATGTTAAATTTGACTATCACACAGTATATGTCGATAACGATACACAATCTATTTACCCTGGATACAAGCCTCATCTTATCGATATATTACGCTTTGATTTTAGGCAAGGAAAGGTATTTTTAGTTCAAAAGAAACGTACTCGCGCTGATATAGTATCGGAAATTGAACCTAATATATCTATCTTCTACTCTAAATCGCTGCCCTTGCACTGGCTAGTAGCAACTCCTAATTGTCGATTGTCTCAGTATCAAAAAGAGCTGCAGACTCTTGCTAAAGTGCTAAAACAAGCTTACTTCGCTAAGTTATCAAAACGAGTTGGGTATCAAGTTAAACCAATCAGACAAGGTGTACTACTATCGTCCAAATACGGCGCGCTCGATAACTTACTCCATAATCTAGTGTGGAAAATGCACGCGCCGGATGCGCCTGCATTAAATGACAAGTTAGTTAGAGACCACGATAGCTACTTCAGACCTTTCGGGGCTAAGTTAACAAGTACCTCAGCTATTACTGAGTTAACTAGTGCCGGCGTACCGTTTATCAAAGCTCTTATTCAGCTTTATAAAGTACCGGATAAGCGCTGGGTTCGGAAATTATTAACTATCCGTCCCTTCTTCTATATCAAGGTGATCCAAACTGCTAGCAAGGTATTCAAAAGCATGGATTATCAGAAAGCATTCACGGACCTTGTGGCAGAGGAAGGTGGAAAAACCAGGTATATCCAATCTTGGCCTATATGGAATGATGAGCAGGCCTTGCTTACTGTTACCGCTTTTCTCAAACTTATGCGTCACCAATATGGCGAACGTCGAGTTCTATTATTCTTAAAAAATGCTGACTCCTATTCGGAAGTAAAAGATACTGCGGATATGTATAACCGATTATCAAGAGCTAGGAAAAAGGAGATTTGGGCTAGACGTATTCAAATTAAGGATCTGCATGACGAGATTGTGTGTATATCCGAATTTGAAAAAGCAGAAAATGTTCCTGTACAACGCAGCATGCTCCATAGCAAGTTAATAGACTCCGTTGGTGGTCTAGATTTTGCTGTGGTTAAAACAACACACGATATAATTCGACTAGGCGTCCAACTCAATAACTGCGTAGGTACCTATGTAGAAAAAGTCAAAGAGCAAAAATGTGCTATTGTCGGTGTGTTTGAAAACAGTCGTCCAGTAGCGTGTATTGAGGTAAATCCTACGGATACCTCTGAAGCATTTACAGTAATACACCAGGCTAAGCTAAAAAATAACAGAGGTGTACGAGATAATCACAACATTAATTATGCTGTATGCCAATGGGTTAAAAAGCATAGATTACAAGTACCTAAATATTTAGGAGACATCCACTTTGCGAAGGGAGGAGCGATGTAATATGGATACAAATATCATCATAGCTACGGGCAGAAGTCGCTCCGCCCGTAGCTGGAAGTCTCAGAAAATGACTTGGAGTGCTTTGGCCAATAAGTTGGCTGAGCCTACTGTAACGAATGAAACGGCTGCTGAATACGCCAAGATGTCTAAAGCTGATCAAGGCCAAAAGAAAGACGTCGGTGGATTCGTCGGCGGATATATTCCTAAAAATGGTAGACGGGTTAGAGGCTCTGTTAAAGAGCGGTACTTGATTACTCTTGATGCGGATAATCCTAGTGAGGACTTTCTATTAGACCTCGACATGGAATTAGGCGGAATGGAGTACGTACTCTACAGTACACACAGTCACACGGAAGCTAATCCTCGCTATCGCGTAATCATACCTGTGGATAGAGCGATGAAGCCTGATGAGTACCAGGCGGTCTCGAGACGGATTGCAGATAATATCGGGATTGAGTCTTTTGACCCATCCACGCACCAGGCTGAACGGCTTATGTATTGGCCAAGTTGTCCAAAGGATGTGGAATATGTATATCAACGAGGCGAAGGCAACCTAGTATCTGTTGATCAATGTCTAAGCACATATCGTGACTGGCGGGATACGAGTCTTTGGCCAACATCGGAAAAGGAATCACAAATTCGCCTTGATGCGGCCAAGAAACAAGGCAACCCGTTAGAGAAAAAGGGTTTACTTGGCGCCTTTTGTAGGTGCTATAGTATCACAGAAGCGATAGAAAAGTTCCTTCCTGGCGTGTATGAGCCGACACAAGTTGAGGGCCGATACACGTATACGGAAGGCAGCTCAGTCGGCGGTTTAGTTATTTACGATAACGACACCTTTGCTTATTCGAACCATGCGACCGACCCTATCAGCGGTAAGCTCGTTAATGCATTCGACCTAGTTCGCATTCACCTATTCGGCGCCAAAGATATTGGTGAAGACCCTGCGACTGCAGTTACTAAATTACCAAGCTATAAGGCCATGATAGACTTTGTCAACGAAGATGGCGCAGCACCAATCCTGCTCGATAAAGAACGTATGGCGGATATGGAGTTTGAGGATATCACAGAGGACGACGAAGACTTTTTATCAAAGCTAAAACGCGATAAAAACGGTACGCCTGAATCTGATGTGTTCAACTGCTTAGTAGTACTTAAACATGACCCTGCATTAAAAGGTAAAATCCGTCTTGATGAATTCGCGCATCGGTTAGTCGTGATTGACGATCTTCCGTGGCGAGGTAAGGATGAAACCCCGTACTGGACAGATACCGACGATGCGTGCCTGCGTAACTACTTCGCTACTAAATACCTTATCAAGGGTAAGGGCATCATCGATGATGCGCTCCAGGAAGTGACGCAAGATAATAAATTCCATCCTGTGCGCCAATACTTAACTGGTTTAACTTGGGACGGTGAATGTAGAGTCGATACTCTATTTATCGATTACAGCGGCGCTGAGGATACCGAATACATCCGAGCGGTTACCCGTAAATGGATGTGCGGTGCCATCGCACGAGTAATGGAGCCTGGTGTTAAGTTTGATACGGCTATTGTACTATATGGTGCACAAGGTTTAGGTAAATCATTAATCCTAGAGCGGTTAGGTCGTAAATGGTTCAACAACTCTCTTGTTGATATCAAAACCAAAGACGCCCTCGAACAAATTCAGGGCTCATGGATCAATGAGCTTGCGGAACTTGCACCGACCTACAAGAACGATAACGAAATCGTTAAAGCCTTTATCAGCCGTACCTCTGACCGGTTCCGTTCACCTTACGGTAGACGCACCGAAGAGTACCCTCGTCAATGTGTATTTGCTGGTTCTACTAATAATCTTATGTTCTTAAAGGACCGCACCGGTAACCGCCGATTCTGGCCAATCACTGGTGATAAGGACCGCAAGACTAAGAACGCCTGGGAGTTGTCAAAGGACGAAATTGACCAATTATGGGCGGAAGCGTTCACGTATTGGGCAGAAGGTGAACCTCTTGTATTAGAGGGCGAACTCGAAGAAGAAGCTCTTAGAATCCAACTATCGCACACTGAAGGCGGTGAACTCGTAGGGCTCATTGAGGAATACCTCGAGATGGAACTACCTGAAGATTGGGAGTCTAAAGATATCTACGATCGCAGGGAGTATATCCGGAATTATGGCGATGACGACTATTGTGGTTCAGTGCAGCGAGAGCGGGTTTGTGCCCTTGAGATATGGTGTGAAGTGATGGAGGGCGACAGGAAGAACCTGCAGAACGCAAAAGCAAGAGAAATCATTGACATTTTGCAATCTATTAAAGGGTGGAGTCCTTATTCAAAGAGTGTTGGGAAGATGCGCTTCGGTAAATTATATGGCGTTCAAAGAGCGTTTATTAGGGATGCAAGCACTCTCCAAAATAAGGCTAAAACGATATCTAAAAATCGTAAATAATCGTGTTGCCGATTTTTGTTGCCGATTAGCTAATTTTCATATATTGATGTTTGTCGAAATAATTTTTATACACGCCTATACATCGATGAACTTTGATATAAGCTAAAAAATCGGCAACGGCAACATGTGTGGCAACAAAATCGGCAACACGTTTGATGTAGTTGTTATCTATCTTAAATGCAATTTGTTGCCGATGTTTTCTATTATTTACTATTAATTAAAAATAATAAATATATGAATAAGTGCTTGTATACGTATACACGTAAAAAACGCAAATACGCGTATATATATATATGAGCAAAAAAAACAAAACATCGGCAACACAACCCCGATGAAGCCAGATTTTATATAGGCTGAGGCCTGTTGCCGATTATTTATTGAGAACGAGGTGAGAACGATAGAAAAAGATTTCGAACGTTGGTTAGGAAATCAACTCAAAAAACTGGGATGCATATATATGAAATTCGTGTCACCTGGAAATGATGGTGTACCTGATCGGATTGTAGTACTCCCTGGAGGCAGTGTTGTCTTCATTGAGTTAAAAGCCACAACAGGAAAGTTAATGGCTAATCAACGAGTACAGATTTCACGATTACGAAAGCAAGGTGCCATAGTATTTGTCCTAACTGGTAAGCTAGACGCTAAGTTATTTTTAGACGATATAGAAAGGGTAATTCATGGACTTTCATCCACACGAGTACCAAGAGATTGCTATTCAGCGGATAATTGACCATTCGCATTACGGACTCTTACTAGACATGGGTTTAGGGAAGACAATCTCCACGTTAATTGCAATAGAAAAACTCATATATGATAGCTTCACTATTAAAAAAGTGTTACTCATCGCACCTAAAAAAGTAGCAGAATCTACCTGGGCGCAAGAAACAAAAAAGTGGAGTGCTACAAGATGCCTAACAGTGGCCAAAGTATTGGGTTCTGAGAAAGAGCGCCTACACGCACTTAATAGTGAGTCTGACATTTATGTGATAAATCGTGAGAACGTGCAGTGGTTATATGATTACTATTTCGGAAAACCGAAAAAGAAATTCCCTTTTGACATGTTAGTGATCGATGAAAGTTCTTCTTTTAAGAACCCACAGGCTAAACGGTTTAAGGCTATGCGTAAAATGAGACCTCTCTTTAAGCGCATTGTCATTTTAACTGGTACGCCAGCACCGAATACCTTAATGGATATTTGGGCGCAGATGTATTTATTAGATGGCGGGGACCGATTAGGAAAAACGCTTACTGAGTTCCGATGCCGTTACTTTACACCGGACAAAACAAACGGCCATGTAGTGTACAGCTACCGATTACTGCCAGGCGGCGATAAGGCGATATTTGGTAAAATCCAAGACGTTTGTATGAGCTTAAAAGCTAAGGACTATCTCAAACTACCTGAGCGCATTGAAAATGTAATCACAGTAGAGATGAGTCCTAAAGAATGGGCACTCTATAAACAGATGGAGCGTGAGCACGTGCTTAGCTTAGCCAGTGATGACGACGTGAGCGCCTTAAATGCAGCAGCACTCGCCGGTAAGTTATTACAACTGGCCAACGGGTCCATCTATAATGACGAGGGAAATATCGTAGTTGTACACAACGAGAAAGTAGAGAGGTTAAAAGAATTGGTAGAAACGAATGAGGGGAAACCTATATTAGTGTTCTACAACTTCAAACATGATCTTCAAGCAATTAAAGATGCTTTCCCTAAAGCCGTCGAATTAAAGACTGATGACGATGTGGCCAACTGGAATAAAGGCGACATTCAAATGCTACTTGCCCATCCCGCATCAGCAGGGTACGGCTTAAACCTACAAGCCGGCGGCAATATCATCGTATGGTATGGGCTGACATGGAGTCTTGAACAATACCAACAAGCTAATGCGAGACTACACAGACAAGGGCAAACACAGCCTGTGATTATCCATCACCTAGTCACCAAAGGCACGATGGACGAGCAAGTTATGAAAGCATTAGAACGCAAAGAAGCAGGGCAAGATGCCCTCTTAGAAGCTATTAAATATCGTAAGGAATTGTATAAGGAGTGAGACTATGCAAAAGAAATGTAGACGATGCGGAGATAAGTTTACTGTATCCACTCACGAGGACTACTGCCCTGAGTGCGAAAAAGTAATGACACCGCCTGAAGCAGGTTATAGTAAAGAGATTACTTGTGAAGCCTGTGGAGAAACATTTATCCACAGAAAAGACAAGCCTACTGGTCGTTGGCCTAAATATTGTCCAGAGTGCCTTCCTAAATACTCTAAGGTGCCTAAGATGAAGGAAGAGGAAGACGACAAGAAGTCAAAACTAAAACAGACACTGCAAAAAGAACTCGACGCAGTACAGAAAGAAGACATGGTGAATCATCCGCCACATTACACACAAGGTAAGATTGAGGTTATCGATTTCATCGAAGACCAACAATTCCCGTACCACTTGGGTAATGTGATTAAGTACATCTCACGTGCAGGTCGTAAGGGCGATAAGCTGGAGGACCTAAAAAAAGCGCAATGGTACCTAGCAAGATATATCGAACTGATTGGCAGTGACGATACTGCAGTATAGGTGAGCCTATGAATAGATCATGTACTGGGAGTAAGCACCCTGGAGTTAGAAAGCTACAACGATTACTTAATAGCCGTAGACGTATGAAGGACATTGAGTCACACCTGCAACGCCTAGAGGCGGAGGCACAAGACGAGAAGTCTAATACTCCAGAACAACAACTTAATCTGAATACTGCGCAGAACGATTTGACAGAAGAATTCCGCACCTTATCTAAGGAGCGATACGAACTATGGACGCTTATCTGTAAGATTCCTAATGACGTCGAACGCACATTCCTGGAGAACAGATACTACTTTGGGATGAGTATGAAAGAGGTCATTGAGAGTATGCGCTACAGTGAAGCACGAATATATGCAATCCAAAGGAACGCCGTTAAAAGCTTTTGTCAAGTTTTTTCTAAAAATAAATAAAGACGATATGCAATTAGAGGTGGGTTCTATGATAATCTACAAGCGTGGTAAGGGGGATAACCAGGGAAAGTCCTCCGGAGCCATAAGCTGTAGGGTACGTTCATAGTGAATACCTTCCTCCACAAGCGATAAGCAGAAGGAATCATTAAGGGCTACGACACAACCACGTAGTCCTTTTTGGTTACTTCATCAGATTTTATCGATATAGCATTAAATGAGAATGAATGATAAAAGGTACTCCCTAGCGATAAAACCAGCGGTGGTCGGCTCCGCGCGATATTTGTCTCTGTGTAGGAGAATTTTAACGGTTGAAAGTCGATTGTCAAAGGACAGAAAGGAGAAGACATGGCGACGAGTGAAAAACCACGTGTGAAATTTAATAACGCAGGCGATTTGCTAGTATCTAGTGCGCAATTATGCGACCTTCTTCGAGTAACTCCTGAGATTATTTCGAGACACCACAAATCGGGCATGCCTAAAGCCGCAACGGGTTGGTGGAACCTCCGTGAAGTTCTCGTATATCTTGGCCAAGCCAAGGGGGATAAATCTAAAGACCAATCAGCGGCCACACGAAAGCTAATTGCTGAAGCTGACTATAAAGAGTCTCGAGCTGCTCGTGAAAAGAAATTACTCGACGTGTTAAACGGTGAGTACGTATCTCGTGCAGACGTAGCGAAAGAATGGTCTGCTCGTATCTTAGAATTAAAGTCCTCTCTCATCAAACTTGGTAAACGAGTAGGGAGTGAGTTCACTGATCCAGAAGAACGAGCGACGGTGGAAAGGGTGGTGAGCGAAGTTGCCGAAGACTACCTCGAAAGTTACTCGCGCAAAGGCGAGTACACGCCGGAAGTCAAAACCGGTAAAAGCAGAGCCAAGAGTTAATTGGTTCCAGGAAGAGCTCGATGCTTTTAAACCACCGGAACGGTACACCGTATCAGAATGGGCTGACAATTTCAGGGTATTAACAAATATATCTGCAGAGCCAGGTAGGTGGAGAACTAATCGAACGCCATATCTAAAAGAGCCTATGGACAAATTCACAGACCCTCTGATTGAACAGATTGTACTGTGCTTTGGAGCGCAAATCGGTAAGACTGAAGCAGAGCTCAACATGATAGGGTATGCGCTAGACCAAACACAATCACCAGTTATGATGGTGTATCCAACAGACACTATTGCTAAATTTGCTAGCGATAAGCGTGTTCAGCCTATGATTAAATCGGTTAAATCTATTAGTGATAATTTTGACGAGAATAGTAAATTACTTGAATTGGATTTTAACAACGGTAATTATATGGTACTGGTTGGGGCGAACTCACCTAGTAGCTTATCAAGCCGGTCAATCAAGTATCTATTCTTTGACGAAATAGACAAATACCCCGCCTTTTCAGGTAAGGAAGCGGATCCAATAAAACTTGCAAAGGAACGTACTAAAACGTTCGTGGACAAGAAAATAGTAATGGTATCTACGCCTACTGTTGAGTCGGGTAATATTTGGCAGGCGCTCATGAATGCAAATGAGCGCAGGCAGTATTACGTGCCATGTCCACATTGCGGAGTGTCGCAGACCCTCAAGTTCAAGCAGATAAAATGGCCAGACGAACACAACGATAATGCGGACATGATACGTGATACAGCGTATTACGAATGTGAACATTGCGGCGGACACATCCACGATAAGCACAAAATGGAAATGTTAAGACATGGAGCATGGGAAGCGGTAAATGCATCGCAAAGCAAAGTCCGCTCAATTTCGTATCACTTATCGTCGATATATTCGCCGTGGGTCACGTTCGGAGACGTTGCTTACGAGTTTAAGACTTCCAAAGGTACACCCGCCTCGTTAATGAACTTCATTAATTCATGGCTAGCGGAACCTTGGCGAAGTGCTAAAACTAAGAGTACACAAAATATGCAATTTACAGAATCTACGTATCCGAGCGGAGTTGTGCCAGATAAGGCAGTATTACTTATTGCATCCGTAGACGTACAGCTTGACCACTTCTGGTGGGAAGTGAGGGCGTATGCTCCCGGTGTTAAGTCTTACCTAATTGATTATGGACAGGCAAGCACTTGGGACGATTTAGAGGAAATCATTATTCATCGAGAGTATCCATCGGAGTATGGCGAACCTCGTCAAATAATGAAAGCAGGTATTGACTCCGGCTTCAGAACAGACGAAGTATATCAGTTCTGTTCAAGATTCCCGGAAGTATGTATCCCTCTTAAAGGCTCGTCAAACCATACTACGATGACAGCACCATACACAATGACATCATTAGAGAAAGGTGTTGTTGGTGGGTTAAAGCTATATGTATTGAATACAGATTATTGGAAAGACTTTATATTCGCGAGAATGATAAGACCAATAAACGAAGACGGCACGATCCATTTATACAAAGATTGTCCGCAAGAGTACTCAGACCATCTAAGGTCAGAGGAAAAGCAGGAACACAGAAATGTAAAAACAGGGGCAGTAACAGTTCAGTGGAAACCACTCACTAGCCACCCTGTTAACCATTTACTTGATACATGTGCTTACAACGCAGCAGTAGCAGATATTGCCGGCGTTAAATATTTAATGGAGCCAGAACCTTATGAGGAAACTGAAGAGGTCCAAACATACGACGACTATAGCGGGGGCATAGGGAATACTGGTCATTGGTTTAGATAGGAGGTGAACCATGAGCGATGTAAATGAACAACTTGAACGTGTCCGTCAAGTCATCGAGGATATCGAAACTAAAGGATATTCCGAGTTACAGATTGGTGGTAAACGATTCAAGACGATTGACTTACCTGTACTTTACGCACGCGAACAAACGCTAATGCAACGAGTACACGAAGAGTCTAATGGATATCAAGCTGATGCATTCGTGACATGGGGTGGACGATGAACATTATTGATAAAGTAATCGGTTGGGTTAGTCCACAACGTGCGTATGAACGCCAAGCCTACCGCGATGCATTGCGTCAATATGATGCGGCATCTATGGACAGGCTAAACAGTGATTGGCAACCGGCGTATGGAACAGCGGAACAACTTGCAACAGGTTCACGTGATATCATACGTGGCCGAGCAAGAGCTGCCGAGATGAACAGTGACTTAGCAGAAGCTGCAGTAATTGCACTGCTACGAAATGTAATCGGTGCGGGGATTGTTCCACAAGCTAAAGTACGAAACCGCAATGGTAAATTAAACAACGATCTTAATAAGAAAATCGAGAAAGCATGGGCTAAATGGGCGGAACCTGAAAACGCTGATATTAGGGGCATTTCTAATTTCTATGAATTACAAGAAATGGCACTAAGACGTATGGTGTATGACGGCGAGATTTTAGTCAATAAGACTTCGCAAGGATCGTACTTACCATTATCCATTCAGTTGATAGAGGCCGAGAATATTGGCGCAGTAAGTATTACAAATGGCAAGAATAATATTATCAACGGTGTAGAAGTTACCGAACACGGTAGGCCAGTGGCTTACCATATAAGCCAAACAGACCCAATGGGGCTACGTTCTTTTGATACGGTTCGGTTAACAACAGACCAAGCCTTTTTGTTATTCAAGCCTAAGCGTCCATCTCAGATTAGGGGCATAAGCTTATTGGCGTTAGTATTGCGTAGGATTCACGATATCGACGAGTACATGGATGCTGATTTAATTGCTGCACGAGTTGCAGCGTGCTTCAGTGTTTTTGTAACCTCTCAAAATTCTGCAAGACAAACGTCCATGCTACCAAGAGATAGCAAAGGCAGACCTAATATCACAATGGCACCAGGCATGGTTAGACACCTAAGCCCTGGTGAGTCCATTGAGTTTGCAGACCCTAAGCGTAACGCTGGTACTGCAAGCGAATATTCAGCAACTCAGACTAGACGCGTAGCGTCCGGTCTTGGTATGAGCGCTGACATCGTAGCGCGTAATATATCTGGGAATTTCTCAGCTGCAAGGCAAAACTTGTTAGAGGACCAAAAGACATTCCGTCAAGTGCAGAAATTTGTAATCACACACTTCTGTATGCCGATTTGGAAAGCATTTATTGACGCCCTTTACTTAGCAGGTGAGTTACCTTCTGACTACTTAGCGAACAAGGACAAATACCAAGAGGTAGCTTGGCTTGCTCCAGGGTGGTCATGGATTGACCCTGTTAAGGAAGTTAACGCTAATAAAGAGGCTATTAAATCCGGTCTTACAACGTTAGAGGATGTGTGCGCATCATCTGGACGTGACTGGGAGGAAGTTCTTGAACAACGGAAACTCGAACAGGATAGAGCCAAGGAGCTCGGGGTGTTACTAGATTATTCCAGTGAGTTGCAACCGCTAACGATGGGCGATGATGACACTACACAGGAAGGAGCTGATGGCTAGTAATGAGTGAACATCAAAAGCGTAGTGTTCTTGGCAACTACTGTCGAGAAACTACGATTGACCAAGTCGACTCCGACAATCGGACGGTAGAACTTTCCTTCTCCTCTGAAACGCCATATGGCCGTTGGTTCGGCGATGAAATCCTTTGCCACGATGAAGAGTGCATCAACCTTGAGCGCTTTTCCAATGGCTTAGGTACGGTATTGTTTAACCATGATCGTGACGCAGTTGTAGGTCATATAGAGAAGGTATGGCTAGAAGATAACCGCGGTAAAGCGTTAGTACGCTTTGACACAGATGAACAATCCGAAACAATATTCCAAAAGGTACAGTCCGGTACGCTACAAGGTGTAAGCGTAGGCTATGCAATCTACCGATATGAGGTATTAGAAGACGAAGATACTAAATCCACTAACGGTCGATTTAATGGTCCGGCTTATGTAGTAACGGATTGGGAACCTTTAGAAATCAGTATTGTATCTGTTCCTGCTGACCCAACAGTGGGCGTAGGACGTAGTGCTGAAGAAATTCATACAAGTATTGACACACAGGAGGATAACACACGTATGGATCAAGAGAAAAATTTAGAAGTTCAAGAAGTAAAATCTACACCAGTAGAAACTGGTATCACACAAGAGGACCTTCAAAAAGCTATGGAGCAAGAGCGTAAACGTACTTCCGAAATTACTGCATTGTTCCGTGACTTCGATGTAGAAGGTGCTGACGAAGCAATCGTAATGGGCGTATCCGTTGACGAAGCTCGTGCAATGGTAATGGACCAATTACGTGCACGTAATAAAGGCGTGTCCGTAACAATGGGCGAAGCTGAAAGCGATAAGTTCCGTGCTGCAGCACAAGACGCAGTATTAATGGCAGCAGGTATCCCTGTAGCAGATGCTGCACCAGGTGCACAAGAATTACGTGGTCACTCTATGGTTGAGTTAGCGCGTGAAGCTTTGCAACGTGAAGGCTTAAAAGCTAACTTTGGCGATAACATGGAATTGGCTCGTCAAGCTATTAACTCTACATCTACATTCCCTGCTATTATGGCTAACTTGGCTAACAAATCTGTAATGGTGGGCTTCAACGAAGCAGAAACTACTTACCAAATCTGGGCAGGTAAAGGTTCCAACCGTGATTTCAAGGAAGCTGCACGCGTAGCATTGTCTGAAGCAGGTAACCTTGAATTAGTTCCAGAAGGTGGACAATTCCAACAAGACTTCTTAGGTGAAGCATCCGCTCGTACTAAAGTGGCTACATATGGTAAATTGTTCAGCTTGACTCGTCAAGCAATCATCAATGATGACTTAGGCTTGTTCTCCAAAATCGCTACTAAATATGGTTCCGCAGCTAAACGCTTAGTAAACAAAATGGTGTACGCCCAATTAACTGGTAACGTTAAAATGCAAGATAACGTAGCATTGTTTGACTCTAAACATGGTAACGTTGCTGCAACTGGCGAAGCATTATCTGTTAAAGCAATCGCTAAAGCAATTACTGCTATGCGCCGTCAAAAAGGTATTACTGGTGATGCTACTCTTAACATCACACCTAAATACTTGGTAGTTCCTCCAGAACTCGAAATGGCAGCATACCAAATCGTTAATTCTACTGCTGCAGTAGACGGTGTAAACTCCGGTGTAGTTAACCCTTACAAAGGTCGCTTCGTAGTTGTAGCAGATGCTGAATTAACTGATCCAGATGCATGGTACTTAGTAGCTGACGCATCTCAACATGACACTATTGAAGTAACTTACTTGAACGGCGTTGAAACTCCACGTCTTGAAACTCGTCAAGGCTTCGATGTAGACGGTATCGAATACAAAGTAGCATTTGACTGTGGCGTAAGTGCTCTTGACTTCCGTGGTGTATTCAAAAACGCAGGTAAATAATTAGGGGGTAAATACATATGGCAAAATTCGTATATGAAACAGACCGCATCAATTATGTGGCAACAGCAGATGTAAAAGCCGGTGACATTGTAGAAGCCGGTGCACTTCATGGTGTAGCAGTAACAGATATTAAGAAAGATGAAATGGGTGCGTTAAAAGTAACTGGCGTATTCAAAGTAGATGCTAATAAATCTGATACATACGCTGTAGGTGATGCAGTAAACTTCGCTTCTGGTAAAGCTGCTAAAACTGGTGGTAAACCATTGGGCATTGCAGTAGAACCTAAGACTGCAACTCAAGATACTGTTACAGTAATGTTGAAAAACTAATTATTGTATTTTTAATGAAATGCGGTCCACTCGGGCCGCATTCACTCTACGAGGTATAACATATGCTGACCTATGATGAAAGCGCCTTGCTTGATGTATTTGGCGAAAAAATAACATATGAAGGTAAGCAGATTAAGGCTAGTGTAGAAATCGGTGAGTATGATGGTAAAGGTTCTGGGTTCGTAACTGGCCTTGCTGATAAAGCTAAGGTATGGGTTAGAACTAAAGACATACCGCAACCTAAGACTAAAGATGTAATCTACATCAATGGTAAGAAGTGGTATGTAGATCATATATCCGATAGCGACGCTAAAATGCACTGCCTTGAAATTGTGGCCAACGTTAGGACGGTAAGACCATGAGTAATTCACCAATTACCATTACTGACACTGCTACACCATACCTTGAATTCATAGCTAAGACTAAACCAGATTGGACAAGGAAGGCTATGAAGTCAGTCGGTTGGATGATGCAGAAGGAAATCAAGGCCGGGATTAAATCCGGTTCACCTGGTGGCCACAAATATGCTAACTTCATGCCACCTACGATGAGGGCTCAATTTGAGGCAGCGTTTGGCGCTAAAGTAAGGCGTGCCTATCAAGATGGCGGTAAGGCGTATAAAGAAGGTTGGGGACTAAAGTCCAGAGCCCAACTTATAGCCGGTGGCGTAAAGGAAACTACTGTCGGATATACACCACTCGGCAAGATGTTCCGAGCAGTTGGGTACCAATACGACGCCGGGTCGCAATCCGTAAAAGTAGGGTGGTTATCATCGTCTGCTAAACGGTTAGGCGAACAGATTGAGCGTGGTTACACAAAACAAATCACAGAGCCAATGCGTAGGACATTATTTGCCGGTGGCTTTCAACTTGCTAAGGGGAAAACATCATTTAGGATTAAACCTCGTAAAACGTTTGGTCCGATGAAAACTTCCTTACAGCCTAAGTTGGTACCTTACCTAGAGTCTAAAATCGGTGAATATGCACTAGGCAAAACCAATCAATTTGCGTCTAGCAGGCGAGCATATAAAGTGAGGTAGCAATGCAAACTATTCCACTAGCGGTCATTGCTAACAGATGGGCGGAAGCGGTTAAGGATAATCAGAAGATTACCGACTACTGCATGAAACACTTCGGAAAGGACTTAACTATTTACATCGGCTATGATGATGCGGGAGCACCTCTTGAAGAGGATTGTCCGTGCGTGATCATCATGATGGATAACAAGTCCGAGGGCTTGGCAAGTTCATACTCTTACACACTCCAACTTGTATGGGGGATAGTAAGAGCGGAGGCAGAACGTGAAGGGCGTGTAGTGAAATACACAGGAGCGTTCGAGTGTGACGAACTTGGCCAATTACTCATTGAATGTATCATGGCAGTTAACCCTAACTATCCTGTCATTAACATTGACTATGAAACAGACAATATCTCGTGGCGTCCGGTATATCCGGGTAAAGCCACACTCACTATAGAAATACCGCATGTAATTGGCGGTAATGTTGAATATTAGGAGGATAAACATGGCAGTAGCTAAACGTGCACAAGGTGCACAATCTTCTCTTACAATGGCCTTTGAAACTGACTTTGGTACTACACCATCTACCGGTGGCGTGGTAATGCCTATTATCAGTTCTTCTTTAAAGGCTAGCCAAAACTTGAATGACTCCTCTGTTATTCGAGGTACACGTAATCCTGCGGCACCTAGTCGCGGTAATATCGATACATCTGGTAGCATCGTACCACCAGTTGATGTATTGGGCTTTGGTTATTGGTTAAAGCTAGGCTTTGGTGCTCCAACTACAACAGCACAAGGCTCTGGCAAGAAACACGTATTTAAAATTGGTCCAGATATGCCATCTGCTACCTTTGAACAAGGCTATAAGGACATTAGTACTTACCAACAATTCAGTGGCGTACGCATGAATAAAATGTCTTTAAACTTCGGCGGTGACTCTGAATTAACTGCATCTATCGATGTAATGGGGTGTAAAGAAACTATGGCGGCGGTACCCTTCGATACTGCACCTAAGTCTATTACATTTACTCCATTCGAAAACCTCGAAGCCACCATAAAAGAAGGTGGCGTTACGGTAGCGAATGTATTGTCCATGAGTCTTGATATCGACTTCGGTTTGGACGGTGACTCTTATGCTATCGGTGGTAAAGGCTTCCGTACTTACATCGATACAGGTATTATCGGCGTATCCGGCACGATTAAAGCCTTCTTCCAAAACATGGACCTATTAAATAAAGCAGTAAACGGTACAGAGTCTAGCTTAGAATTAACGCTTACTAAAGGTACTAACTCCTTGACTATTAAATTACCAGAATTGATTTACGAACGTAACTCTCCTGGTATCGATGGTCCTAAAGGCGTAAATATTGAACTTCCATTCAAAGCCTATTATGGCGATGATGCCGGTCAATCTGCAGTAGTATTTGAATTGGTTAACAGCCAAACATCTTACTAATCTAACTCATTAGGAGGTAACTATGAATATTCAAGGTAAAGAATTAAAACCAAGAGCCCTTACATGGACTGAACGTGATGCATTAATCAAAGCCGGTCTAGACTTCGTGTATTGTCCAGTAGATGTTGATGATCAAGTCGCATCTATTGTACGTAGTCGTGATATTATGCGTTTCATCTTAACTGAGGTGTACGAGCTCACAGACGAACAACTCAATACTGTAAGTGATAAGGACGCAATGAACTTCGCCGGTGAAGTCATTACATTAACTTACCAACTACAAGAAGAAACAGAAAAAAACTAGAAGAGGCGTGGAGGTGGATGTCCTCGGATAGGCCGAAGTACTGCAAGGGATGTAAGGAATTACAAACCGCTACAAAGCAGTCCTTCGACTGCTCCGAGTGTGACTTTAACCCACCACGCCTATTATTCGGTTCAAAACTGGCTATGAAACTGTATAACCTATCACGCAGTCAAAGAAATTACCACTCAGGCGGACTAGCCGGGTTCGATTATCCGGCTATACGTACAGTGGCCGAGATTAATAACATTAATCTAAATCCGATGTTATTTAGTCTTATGTGGATATTGGAGGGATTAGAAATGGAGGCGATGAATAAGGATGTCGAATAACGTAGTAGATATCGTAGTGCAACTGACCGATAAGAATGCAAAAGCTGGTTTAGAGAAAATCGCCGCTACCTCTAAGGGAACAGTTGCAGAGCTTTCAAAGTTAAAGAATGAAATGTTTGCCATTGGTGCGAGTGCCGGTCTTGCCGGTCTAGGTTCAAAACTCGCAAAAGAGGCACTAGCTTGGAACTTATCAGTCAAGAAGATGCAATCCTTAACTGGTGCGACTGCGGAACAAGCAAGTACATTCCTCTCCGTTGCAAACTATATGGGTGTAGCTACTGACGTTAGTACTGTAGCGTTCGCTAAATTTGCGAAGGCTGTATCTAACGCCCAGGATAAAATGCAAGTTGCATCCGCAGAAGGTAAACTAGCTACTGACATGTTCAGCCGGCTAGGTGTTAGCATTGATCAGATTGAGGGTAAGAATACCCTTGAAGTGTTCAAAATCATTCAAGACCGATTAAGGAACATGAAGGACGGTGCTGAAAAGACCCGGGTTGAGATGGAGCTATTCGGTAAAACCGGATACCAACTTCACGGAATGCTGAATATGTCAGCAGATGCCATGAAGCAAGTCGAGGACCGTGCAAGAGCAATGGGGCTCATCATTGATGATGAAGCTGCTAAAAAGTCCGCTGCCTTTAATCGTCAGTTGAAAGATATGGAACAGACCGGCAAGAGATTGGCCATTATGATTGGTCAAGAACTCTTACCGGTAGTTATGGAATATGCACAAGGTGCAATCGATTTAACGAAGTCTTATAGTAATCTAGCTACAGAACAAAAGGAAGCTATCGCAGGTCTTATCAAATTCGGCTTAGAAGCTACTATAGTAATCACAGGTATTCAATCCGTTACAAGTGCATTGAAGTTCATGCGATTAGCTACTATAGCAGCCGCAGGACCTTGGCTTACATTAGCAACCGTAGCAGGACTCGCAGCTAAGAGCATATATTCGGCGGTATATGCATCTAAGACCGCAGGGACAGACCTAGGCGTTGATGTTAATGGTCTTAGAGCTCATAAGAACTTAAACGCACCTGGTACGAACTCCGCATACATGGCTAACCATGACGGGCGGTACTGGGTTGAAGATAGTTCACTCTTTGGACTTGTTAAGAACGATCGCTTGGCAACGAAAGAGGAAGGCGCTCAAATCGATGCTGCTATTAAGGCTAAGGAAGCGGCTGACGCTGCGAAGAAGAACGCCGAAGAGGAGCAAGAGCGACTTCAAAAAGAAATCGACGATGCCAAGAACGGTCTGACTAATAATGAAGCTATCAATAAGGCTAATGAGGAAGCAGGTAAGGCAGCTAAAGCCCAAGAGGCAGCAGCTAAAAAGGCAGAGCAAGCAGCCGAGAAATTGGCAAGCTCTGTAGAACGTCTTAACGAGCTCATTCGTAGTCTTACACTTCAATCTTTAGAGATTGACGGTAGTCAATACGAAATTGATAAGCTAAACGCAAAGAATCAATATGAATCTAATAATAAGAACATTCGAGATATTATTCGTTCCGCTGCCGGCTTAAATGGTGGCGGTGGTGGTACTGGCGAAGCTTCAAGTGTATTAGATGCAGCCAATGCTCAATTAGGCAAGAAGTACGTATTAGGTGCTGAAGGTGACTGGGCTACAGACTGCGGTAAGCTATTCGCAGATAGTATCAGAGCATCATTCGGGGTTAGTACTCCTAGATATGTTCCAGATATTATGCGTGATGCTAGAGCAGTTGGTGCATGGCACGACCCAGGTGATGGATATGTCCCTAAAGCCGGCGACGGTGTAGTCGTACTTGGTGATAACCATGTAGTCATTGCTGATGGTAATGGCGGCTATACTGGGGCCAACTCTCACGGACCTGGTGGTGTAGGACCTGGTCAAGTACTTCAATCTAGTTCCATTTCAGGTGACTTCGGGGCAGTCACAGGTTATGTAGATACTGCACTATATGCTAAGGCTTATGGTGGCAATGTTGGTGGCGGATGGGGTAGCTCAATCGATGCCTTAAAAAATGCTAATGCTAAAGCGTTGGCTAACTCCAACTTAGTAGCAGAAGCTAAGGCTAAGAACGAAGAAGTATATCAAAAGAAACTCGAAGAAGCTGATCGTAATCAAAAAATCCGTGTGCGCAAGATGAACGAGGAAATCTCGAAACTTGACCTTGAACGCACAGGCGATCGCTTGCAATTACTCAAGACGGAAGCTGAAGCACAAAAGGCTCAGATTGACGATAACATTCGTGAGTACACAAAAGCAGTTGGGGACAAGACACTAGCTGAGAAGAAAGCTAATGCTGAGAAGCTAAAGATTACTGCTGAGACTAATCAGAAAATTCGTGAGTTAGCATACACGCAACTCAACGAAGATATCGATAAGCAGTCTAACTTAGTGAAGCTTGGCCGTGTATCTCAAGAAGATGCGGACAAGGTACTAGATGAGTCGCTTAAGTCTTATATCTCCTATGCCCAGTCTGAACTTAATGAAGCTCAGCTAAGCGCTACTCAACGCTTACAAGTAGAAAAGAACCTCGTTGAAGCTCAGCAAAAGCTATGGGAAATGGCCGGACGTAACTTGCGTACTAGCTTAGCAGAAGGTGCTAGACAGTACAACCAACAAGTTGTAAATTATGGCGACCTAGCGAAGTCTACCTTCGATAGTACGATGAGCAGTATTAACTCCTCATTTACTAGCCACTTAGAAGCTATGGCAACTGGTACTGAGTCTTTCGGTAAGGGACTAAAGAATATCTTTAAAGATATTACAAATAGCATTATTAAAATGCTTGTTAACCTTTCATTCCAACAGTATGTACAACCTAAACTACAAAGCATATTTGGTAACATTGCAAGCGGTATTGGTGCTATAGGTGCCGGTCGTGGCAATGTATCATCGTTTGCAAGTGGTGGCTCTTTCAGTTCAGCATTTACAGGCAATAGCTTTGGTAAATTTGCAAGCGGTGGTATAGCACCTGCAGGTATGACTCTTGTTGGTGAGAATGGTCCAGAGCTCTTGCAGTTCAACTCCTCACATCGCATTTACAACGCAAGCCAGACGCGTAAGATGATTGGTGGTGAAGGAGCTAATAAGGTAACGGTTAACATCATTAATCAATCTGGCCAACAGCTCGATAGCCAGCGACAAGAAACTAAGTTCGATGGCGAACAAATGATAGTTGATGTAGTAGTATCTAGTCTTATGACAAACAAAGGAGGTATGCGTGATGCCATTAAGGCAGCCGCAGTATAGCGTATGTTAGAATTCCCAAACATAAGATATCCGATATACCCTATCGATGAAACAACGCCTGATGTAAGTCGTAAGGCTCAGGTAGAAAACATGACGATGTTAACCCATCGCAAGACTACGAAAGCGTTACGATCGTATTCAGTTAATTACAAGATACCGACTTCGGAATATATCAAGCTAAGGAATTTCTTTGACCAGGTTAATACGGCAGAAATATTCCTTTGGACACATCCGGAGACACGAGCGAAGGTACGAGTAAGGTTCGCTGACCAACTCCATTTCTCCGCTAGTGATTACGGTATATGGAACGGTTCTATTCAATTACAGGAGGCTTAGATGTTAACGCTATCAACTGCGTCTATTATCGAAAAAAATAAGATATCCTCTACTGGAGCATGGGTGATGGCTATTGAACTTCACCATCCAGAAGGGAATATCCTCCTTGTTAATAACACTGAGGACTTAACCTTAGCGGGTAAGAAGTACACTGCCTTCCCATTCAAGCTAGAGGATATCAACGAGGACACTAAGCAGATGCCTAACGTTAAACTCTCTGTAGCGAATGTAACCGGTACTATCCAACGGTTAGTAGAAAAGAATAAAGGCCTCACAGATTGTGAGGTCAATATTCGAATATTCAATACTAACTTACCGGACATCATTGAACTAGAAGAAACGTTCATCATCAATGCATCCCAATCTAAAGCAGACTGGGTAGTGTTCACATTAGGTACAGACTTCTCATTCTCTCGTAGGTTCCCACCTGTTCGAGTGATGAAAGACTACTGTCCTTTCAAATTTAAGTCTGTAGAGTGCGGATATAAAGGTTACGCACAATCATGTAACAAAACTCTAAAACGCTGTCGTGAGTTAAATAACAGCGTTAGATTTGGCGGTGAGCCAACAATACCACAAGGGGGCTTATATGCGTCTAACTCTAAATAACCTAGTAGGTACTCCGTGGAAAGAGTTGCCTTGTTGGGAGCTTGTGGTAGAGGTGTACAAAAGAGTAGGTATTCAACTAGAGCCATACACAACGTATTGGCCAGATATGAACTCTCCTTGGCACGAAGTCAAGGAACCGGAAGTAGGGGACATAATTGTCATGAACCTCTACAGTAATACTGCTGATCATATCGCAGTGTATGTCGGCGAAGGTAAGATGATACATTCTACCGAATATGCGGGTGTGTGTATCGTACCAATGGACAGATTAAGAAAACGTATATTAGGAGTGTACAGGCACAAGGAGGCTCAAAATGATTAGATTAGTAATTGCTCGAAACCCATTCGACCTTACCACTAGACAAGAGACTCTTGTGCCTTTTGTTGAAGGTAAGACACTCAACCAATATTTCACTGAACCAGGCGAATGGGTGTACTCCATAAATGGTGAGTTAGTAGATGATACCGCATCACCTACAGACGAAGCCTATGTAGTGGTACTACCTAAACTTGAAAAGCAAGCATTCGCTATTTTGTTATCTATTGGTTTATCTATTGCAACTGCCGGTATCGCCTCCGGTGCGATATTCGGTATTACTAGCGTATTAGGTCGTACGTTAGCAGCAATGGCTATAGGTATGATTGGTAATGCGATCATATCTAAAATAGCTGCACCTAAGACAGATAGCTCCAATACCGAGCAGTCCGCTACTTATGGGTGGCAAGGGGCACAGACGATTATTGGCCAAGGTCATCCTTTAGCCATTACTTACGGAAAGTGTAAAAGTGCCGGTATGCTTATATCTCGCCACGTAACAAGTGACGGTGAAAAACAATATCTTAACTTATTATACTGCGCCGGAGAGGGCCCTATTTCCGCTATAACGGACGTTAAATTAAATGGTAACCCCATCGGTAACTATAAGGAAGTTCAACTCGATGTAAGACTTGGCACAAATGACCAAGAGATTATCCCTAACTTCAATGATAACTACGCTGACCAACCATTAACGTATGAACTTACCAACGACTGGTCAATACATCAAACGCAAGGTAACTTATCCACTGCACTAGAGGTTACTATATCACTCCCTAATGGTTTGTATTATTCAAATGATAAGGGCGGACTAAGTGAAACGTCGGTCACTATTGAAGGCGGCTATCGTAAAGTTGGTTCTGCAGAGTGGATACCACTACCGATTAGTAACAATGGTGGCCAAAGTGCCATGCTTGAAAAGACAGATAATCGTTGGTTTAAACGCAACAGTCATTCAAGAACGTCTATCGATAATAGTCAATATACTGGCGTTATCAAGGATAGTTCAAATAAAGCCATCTATCGTGTGTTCCGGTTCGATGTAAAAGAACCAGGACAGTACGAAGTCCGTATGCGATGTGCACATAAGGACGGTAATTCTAACCGCCATGTTAACAAAGTATACTGGTCACAGTTAACTCAGATTGTTTATGACGACTTCATTCATCCTGGTAAAGTGCTTATCGGTATCAAAGCCTTAGCTACTGACCAATTAAATGGTAATGATCCAAACGTAACTTGGATACAGGAACGAAAAACAGTATGGGTATTTAACACCTACACTGGAGCGTATGAGGCTAAGCCTGCTAATAACCCTGCATGGGCTTGTTACGATATCCTTCATCATTGCCGAAAGATTGGCGATGAGTATGTAGTTAAAGGCGCTCCTCGTGAACGCTTCGTATATGACGCATTTAAGGCGTGGGCTGATAAGTGCGATGAAAAGCATATTACATTTAATTACATTTACGACAATGCTAGCCAAGTATGGGATGCGCTTAAATACGCTGAGAATGTAGGTAGAGGTAAGGTAATACCTTTAGGTACTCGATTCAGTTGTATTTACGATTATGCGGCTACACCTACTCAGCTATTTACTGTAGGCAATATCAAGATGGACTCATTCATGGAAGAGTTCCAGGCTACATCATCTAGGGCAAACGCTATCGAGGTATCTTTCCTTAATAAAGCTAAGGACTATGAACGTGACGTACTTCCTGTATTTAGTGAAGAGTATGACGTGACTACATCCCTCGCTAGTCCGGCGCAAGTTGAACTCATGGGGTGTGTGGATGTAGACCAAGCCTACAATTACGCTAAACATTACCTAAGAGCGAATAAGTACGAGGTGCGTACTTGTACCTTTGAAGCTTTTACAGACGCCATAGCGTGTACGATAGGGGATGTAATCCTATTACAGCATGATGTGACAGACTGGGGGCAAGGTGGTCGTGTTGAGTCTGCGGTAGGTAATAAAGTAACTCTTGATAGAGAGGTTACTTTTGAGCAAGGCAAGACCTATCGCCTTATGGTGCGTAACGCTAAAACGGATGCATTAGAGTCTTACAACGTAACTGGCGTGACCGGTAAGACCTTAACGCTTGCTAGTAATGCAGTTATTCAGACAGACGATTTATATACCTATGGTGAGGCAACCAAGGAAGCTAAACCGTTTAGGGTATTATCCATTAGCAAGTCCAACTCTGAAATGACTCGTAAGATATCCTGTATTGAATACTACCCTGAGTTGTACGCCGGTGATGATGGATCAGTGCCAATTATCGACTACACAACAAAGTCTGATGTGATTAAGGTTATTAACTTAGTCTTAATTGCTGACGTTAAGACCTTAAAGGACGGTACTGTACTTTGTGATATCAATGGTACTTGGCAACTGCCAAGGGGTAAAGTGGCCAAAAATATAATTGTATATTACAAGCCTGTTACTGCTAAGGAGTGGCAGCAGTTCAAAGTATTAGACGGTAGTGCTACTAGCGTGACTATTCCAAGTGTAGCAACTGACGTCAACTATGACGTTAAGATTGTATGTACAAATAATGTCGGTGCTGCGTATGAAGGGGTGGAGCGTGCGGTGTATGTGAGTGGTAAGGAAATACCACCGGCTACACCTAAAGGCTTTAAGATAACGCAGGACGCAGTAAATAGTAGCGTACTTCACTTATCATGGGAACCTAATACAGAAGCAGACCTACATGGATATACGCTATATGACGGTAACGACGTAGTGTTGATTAAACATATAGGCGGTACTTCCTACTCGTACTTTATTCCTAATACTGGTAATTACCAATTCAAGCTATCTGCTATTGATACATCTGGTAATGAAAGTGGTAAGGCTGAGGCTCGTATCACTGCAAGCGTATCTGCTGAAAGCGTGGCTACACCTAAAGCACCGGCTCGAGGTGAAATAAAAATCGGTAAAACGATCACTGCTGCATGGGACCCAGTCGAGAATACATACATCGATTACTACGAAGTGCGACTTGATAGTAATGTTGGACAGTCCAATAATCTATTAGCCAAGACTACAGACATTCGCTCTGAAATTAAGTTATCGGCTCGTAGAGGTGCGGTATTCGTTTACGCACACAATCCTGTAAAAGGTTATGGTCCGGCTCTTAGACTTGACTATAATGCAGCAGTTCCTAAAGCTCCGACGAATGTCAAAGTGAAAGGTAATATTACAGGCGTGAGCGTAGTTTTTGATAGCATACCGGATACTTGTATAGGTGCTAATATTTACATCGGTACAGAAAAGTATTTCGTTACTACAAACGTAAATATGATACCGCATGACCCAGGTGTATTTGATGTTAAAGTTGCCTACGTTGATGTGTTCGGTGAAGGTACGTACTCCAATATTATTGGCAGTTCTGTACCGGCAAGCATTGACCCTTCGTTAATTAACGCTGAAGCATTAGGCCTGGCTGATATTGACAGACGTATTAATGAGCTAGATAAGTCTAGTAACCAATACGCTAAGGCTGTACAAGCTATGAGCCATGCGCCACAACTTATGCGTGATCCAATCTTTAAATCTGAGCTAGAACTTAGCTTGTATTTAAAAGATGGCCAACAAGTTACGCAAAAGTTTGGTAGTGCTAATGCAATCTATGATGATGTTGTCACGGGTGGTCGTATGGTAGGACTCATACCTGGCGATACTAAGTACTCCAGTATTGGCTACGGTGGTTTTAAAATCAAACCTAAGCAGCAGTCTTTATTTGGTGAGCTAAATAATACATACATCGTGCGTATGGTAGCTAAGGTTAAACCGTTTATGACTATTCACCTAAACCATAATGATATTGGTAAAGGTGGTACAAATGGATGGATAACCGATAACAAGGGTACTGATAAGCCGGAAGAGTATATATTCTACTGGAAGTATGGGAAGGAGTGGCAAGGCACCGATAAGTACAATCGTGAGTGTGGTTACGTATACTTCAAGGATAAAGCCGGAAGAAGTACAAATCCTAACTTCATAGCTTGGATTTACAAGATTGAAGTATTCGCAGTCGATGAATACGACAATAGCCTAGATGATGTTAGAAGCTCAATCACTCAACTAGCCGGTAGTATTGACTCTAAGGTAACCAATGCTACAAGTGGTATGGCTACACGCATTACTCAACTAGATAATGCGATTAAGTCACAGGTTATTACCGGTGATAAGGTCATGAGTGCCATTACTCAATACACAGGCGGAACTAGGATTGACGGTCGGTTATTACACGTAACCGGTGACGCTCTGTTTGACAATAACATCATTACCAATAAGATGTTAGCTGCTAAGGCTGTGTCTGCAGATAAGTTAAATGTTACTTCTTTAAGCGCTATCTCAGCTAACCTGGGCGAAGTAACAGGCGGTAAGATTATCGGCGGTACGATCCAAAATAAAACCGGTACATTCAAAGTTGACGCTAACGGTAACATCGTAGGCGCTAACATTACAGGCTCACGTATTGACGCTCAGTCAATTATGCAAGCCGGGTTTAAAATCAGAAACATTGATGTACAAATCTACAAAGTACGTCATGGTGACTGGTGTCCACTGCCGGAAGGGTTTAGCGAAAGTCAATGTGCGTTTATTCCTGTTGGTTATAAAATGACAGAAAATTATAGTGATGTAACAGGAGGTACTAGAGAGGGGCGAGAAAAATGGGCTATTGCTAATGGGCGAAGAATTGATGATTGCACAATGTATTTCCAGTCTAATATATCGAGCGGATATCGCGATACTAAGCCAACCATTGGATTAAATGGTCGTAAGGCTGTTTGCCAATCGATATGGTATAGTTATTTCAGCAATCGAGACGATGACGGCTATCATAAACATATCTCCTTTGGGGAACTATACGTTCTCGTCATTGGTAAAAAGTAGTGTTACAAACCATAGATTAGACGATAAAAAGGAGGACATATGGTCGAACAAGATTTAACACTCCACGCAGGACAAGACTTTGATATCACGTACGTAGTACCGCCAGATAGCGATATGACGTTAAGTCAATATAAAGGCGCTTGTAAAATTCGCAAGCGCCCATATGACAATATGATATTAGAGTTACATTCTGTGGTAGAGTCAAAACAGGTAAGGTTTTATATTTCTGGCCAAGAGTCAGCGGAGAAGAAAATAAAGGGTGGCGATTACATCTATGACGCGTTCCTTTATAATGACGAACACTGGCTGAAGATTGGTCAAGGTACGATTACGATCGTGCCGGATATTTCTATGCATGAGTAAGGGGAGGTAACTTATCATGGCTGAAACAAACAATACTTTAACACTTAGATTTGACAAAGAAACAACATTGCCATTATTGGAAGGCTTAGGCAAATCTGCTTATGCTATCGCAGTAGCTCACGGCTTCAAAGGTGATGAGCAAGCATGGTTAGATAGCTTACGTGGTCCTAAAGGTGATAAAGGTAGCGCGGAAGAGACGGCTCAAATATTAAAGAAAGATGGCGAATTTCTCAAAAGCGTAAAAGGTCCTAAAGGTGATGCGGGTAGTGCTGAAAAAGCAGCAGAGCTTTTGAAAAATAAAAACGTGTACTTGCCTGATGCAAGTGTAGATACAGTGTTGGCTAAGCTAGTAGAGATTTTAGGTGATACTATCCACGTGGAATTCAAACAACTCGAATACTTCCAACCAGTAGCCGGTCAAGAATTCTTAGACCTTAAAGGGGAACCTCACTTCAAAGTATCTGTAAATGGCGGAGAAAAACGTGTATTTGAAAGTGACAATATGCGTGTGCCTATCAAAGCGTTTGGCGAAGATGATATCAAAGTATCCTACTTTGACCTTGCAGACCGTGAAGTAGGCGTTATCTCTATCAAAGGTCTTGAAACTACTGTGGCGGATGATACTTACACAGACGCAACAGGTGCAAAATTCACTAAGTATGGTAAGAAATTAGTGTTACGTTTAGCTGACTATAGTGACAGATCCTCTTTCAACTGGTTAGGTAAATGGACTAAAGCCGATATCGATGTATTGGAAATCATTTCTGATACGGAAAAACAAATGGTTGATACCGATAGTAACACCAATAAATATGACGGTTTAACATTTATTATTAAACAGCCACAAAACATTATATTTATAACTTCAGTAAATCAAGGCACAGTATCAATTACAACAAACACACGCAGTTTTAAAGTTGTCTTAAACGATACATTAATTTGGAACGGTGGCACATACGAAAGCGACCATTTATAATCCATACTTAGTCCTTAGTTATCACAGAGTAAGGGGGTGCATATCTCATCTGGACTTGGCAGTTTGAGTTGAACGACTTGCTTACGACATTAACTATCGTAGGCATCGTAGCAGGTGCAGGATATCGGCTTCTGATAGTTCCGCTATTAGACCGTTTGGAAGCACAACGAATACAGGATAATATATCCTTCACGAGTAAGTGGGATACACTCTTTGATACTCTTAATGAGTTAAAAGAGGATATGAAACTCTCACGTGCTGAACGTGTAAAATCGGGGGCTACCTTCATGATGTTAACCACGAAGCTAGAATCCATGGAAAAGCGAATTAATGAGTTAAGGGAGGAATTACATGATCATACCACCTCAGCTCATGGACAGCGCTAAGAAAGTATTTAAATCTGTTAGGGTGGCCAACATCCACCCTACAGGTGTATTAGCGACGAGGGCATTAGTCCTCGTCATGCTAGTACCTATTTTGTTAGTAGTCATCGAATATGTAATGGCGTTCGCCACAGGGTATGTATCCGATGAAACAGGGAAATTAATTAGCACAGGTATTAACATTATTGACCATATCTTTATACCAAGCGTACTAACTGCCCTTGTAGGGTTCTTAGCACTTTGGATAGATAAGGATAATAACGGTGTACCTGATAAGCTAGAAGGGAGTAACAATGAAAGTATGTATCAATCCGGGTCACGACGTGAACCTTGATAGTGGTGCAGTTAACCCTCGTACTGGACGTCGTGAATGTGACGTCGCACTCGAAGCCGGTGAACTTCTCCAAACATACCTAAATCAAGCCGGATGTCAAACCGTGCTTGTACAAGACGATGACCTTGGTTACGTCTGCCATGTATCTGATGATTTTGATGCGGATATCTTTGTATCTTTACACTGTAATGCGTTCAATACTCAGGCACGTGGTACTGAAACACTGTATAAGTCTTTCAATGGTCAACGATTGGCCAATGATATTCAAAGCCAAATCATCCGCAGCATTAACACCGTAGACCGTGGCGTTAAGAAACGTGATGACCTTTGGGTACTTAACGGAACTAGCGCAGTGGCCGTACTTGTTGAAATGGCATTTATCGACAATGACGATGATTTGGAAATGCTTAACAACGACCTTGATACGATTGTACGTGCTATCGCTAGGGGGATAACAGACTACATAGGAGGCGTATAATGTATGAGAAAATCAAGACTACACTTACTAGCTATCCTGTGTCTTATTATGTTATCGGTGCTATTGTGCTCCTATCCGGCTTTTGCCTCTGGTACATCTTCTATCAGCCAAGCGGAGCAGACTATCAGCGTACCATTAATGCAGTGGAACGAGCTCAAGAGCAACAACGAGAAAGCATTAAGCTTAATCGAGACATCCAGTCTGCCATTGACCGAAGCGCAGAGCTTGGTTATGAAGCAAAGGGAAGAATTGAACGAAGCACACAATACAATCACGAAATTGGAGAACGAATTACAAACAGCCAAGGTAGACTTAATGAGGCAAGAAGTTACCTTGAACGAAATGCAGAGCTCTTTAGACGTATTGAAGAACAAAGTCGAGAACGACAAGAAAACTATCAAACGTCTACGGATGCAGCGCAACCTATCCCAAGTGATAGGGACGGGAGCGATAATCGGAATATCAATTCGACGATGAAATAGAGGTGATCCAATTATCTCCTGAGCATGAGCAGGTGGACTCATGTGAATATGTTCCAAAATGGAACACGTTGCCATAAATTTTTATGTAAGATAGTAGGATGTTTGACCAAAGTTATATAATAGTATATATTATATAAATCGTTAAAACTTGTTAAAAGTTTATAGTGTTGCTCAACTGTTGCTCAACCTTTTAAAAGTTTTAATGCTATAAACGCAATGATAATAAGGATTTTGATTGGTAATAGAATTGTACTCCAAATAATTTGGCGCAAAAATCCGCAGTGCAACGCACTGCGGATTTTTTATTATGTGTGTATTATTTATAAAAGGGTAAATCAAATAATTATCATAAAATCTATTTTTCTTGGTTTAATCGAGTATAGCTTATTATAATAACTGTGCTTATAATTATCCCCAGTCCACATATAAAAAATATATCATGTAGCGGTAATATATTTGCTAAGTTTGTAA